GCCGGCGTCGCCCAGGGTCTTGCCAAGCTGCACGCCGCTCTGCCCGCGCTGGTGCCACGACTGCACCGCAGCGAAGTGCTGTGATGCCCAGCGCGATGACATCGCTTGTGCCGCAGCCTGCGCGCGCAGCGTGTCTTGGGCCACGCCGGCGGGTGAGGGAACGATGCGGGGGAGCGCCCTTGCTGCGGGGCGCACCGCGGCGAGCTCGTCGAGCGCGGCAACGCCCTCCGCCAGCTCCTCGGACACCTGCCCGCGCGAAAGCTGGCGGGCGTAGTCCCGCGCCGAGAGGCCTGCCGTCGCGAACTCCGTCGTGAGCGTCTGCGACTCGGCCGTGATGCCCTGCAGCGCGGCGCGCCGGAGCGCGTCACCCTCCGCCCCGCCGAACGCGAGGCGCAGCGCCAGGCGCTTCGTTGCGTTCTGCACGGGACGGTCGAGCAGCTCGAGCGCGATGGCCTCCGCGGCGACCTGGCGCCCGGTGGAGGCCTCGGCTCGGGTGGCGAGGCGCCGCTTGGTCTCCGGAGAGAGCGCGCTCTTTCTTGCGGTGGCCGCCATCGCTCACCGCTCGTGAGTGCGCCCGCAGCGGCGGCAGAGCACGCCCTTCGGTTGCACCCAGAATAGGGTTTCTCCGCATTCGCAGACGAGATACGGCTCGCCAACCGGCGGATCGAATCCGTGGCGATAGACGCCGTTGAGGGACTCGCACTTGGGGCATTTGAGGTGCAGCTCCCCGACGGGCGCAACCTGCACCCATTTGTGCCCGCAGGTCTGGCAGACCGCTTCGCCGCATGAATGCGGGTCCTGCCGGCGTGAGGCGATGTCGATGACTTCTGCCATCAGCAAGCTCGAATGAGGCGACGCACCTCAGCCCCGGTCAGGTCGCGCTGCTTGAGCTCGCGCGCGACGCGTTCGATTCGGGGCTGTAGGTGGCGCACCACCGCGACTGTCGCCGCGATGACTGCCGCCCGCTCCTTGCCCCGAGTGAAGAGAATCCGAAGCAACGCCCGGTCGCCTCGGGACATCGTCCAGCGCGGGCAGTGCCTGTGGTGCCACTCATTGACACAGCCCGCAGCGGTCTCGATCGCCTGAACGAAGTAGGTCGCTCGCGACTTGTCGCTCCAGTAGGTGTTGCCGTGGTGTGTGCCGAGCACCTCGACGCGATCGAGCCGCATTCCAAAGTGCTCTCCCACGACGGCGTGCGCAGCTTCGTGACGGCAAACCGCGATGGGACGCTTCCCGTCTCGGGGGCGCCATGCTGGCTTGCCGTCACGAGCGCGCCGCATCAGAGCGCCGTAGTCTCGGGCCGTGCCCAAAGTTTCGTGACGACCGCGCACGAGCAGGGCGGCTCCCCAGCTGGCTCACCGTCGGCTTCAGGGAATAGATCCTCGGCTTTCTGCTCGGCTGCCTCCTCCGATACTTCCGATCCGTGCTCCACCATCAGGTGTGCAGCCACCAGCCCGCGTTTGGTTAGCCTCAGCCGGCGCCCGGGCTCCGTCATCGCGTACCGCCTTCCGTAGGCTTCAGCTCGGAACGCCGCTTCAGCGCGAAAAGCAACTCCTCGATCTCCCTAGCAACGCGCGACGGGTCCCCATTGTTCGTCAGAACGATTTCGACCTTCTGGACGGTGGTCGTTGGTGGACGGATGACGATGGATCTGGAGCCGTCCGGATGGCGCTCTACGTCGTAGGGGACCAGGGCGTTTAGCTCCGACTTGAGCCGATCGAGCTCCGCTTCGAGCGCTTCACGAGTGTCCTCCGTGCGTAGGGCGACATCGAGGATGAGTGCCCCAGTCGACCATCGAAGCGAGACAACGAATCCACCAAAAGCGCTCACTGCGAGAGCCGCGGCTCTCGCTCTGATGGCTTGGCCCTTGCCGTCAGGGTAGTGCTCTTTCAGCTGGCAGCGCGACGTCCACCAGCCGGGGGTCACGTCCACCGTGAAGTGGGCGTGAAACGGCGCCATCAGCGTGGCCATTACGACGCCTCCTGGACAGCAGGGCGCCAATCCACCGAGCCGCCGTAGCGCCGCCGGCTCCGCAGCACAGTCTCCACGACCTGAGAGACAGCGTGCTCGACCGTGGGCTGCTCCGCCGGACCAGAAAGCCCGTACGTCGCGTCTTGTCCGCAGTCCCAACTGTTCTCACCTTTGCCGGGGAAAGGCACCCCATCGGGGATTTTGACGTCGAACGAGAGCATGTGCCGTGCGAACCAGCGCGGGCGCTTCCACGTATTTTCGTAGATGCGCACCGTCGCTGGGTACGAACCCTCGGGCATCGGGATCATCGTGCTGGCGTTGATGACGTCGCGTTCGGAGTGCTGATGTTTCCCGAGCAGGAGGTTCAGCACCTGGTCGCGAAAGTGCCAGCTGCCATCACGCCAGCGCGACACGCGACGAGACCATCCCGCCATCGGGTGGCGCCAGATGGTCCACCACAGCGCCCAGTCGTGAACGCTGAAGTAGACTTCTCGCGTGCAGCGATAGCCGTGCTCCCCGCCGTAGCGCTCCTCGGTCTTCGGCAGCAGCAGGCGGGCGAACCACACCACCGGGCGGAATCCGGCGACCGTCAGGTAGAACGCGAACAGAAACGGCACGGCGAGCGTGAAGCCAACGCCGAATTCTTCGTCTCCGCCCACCGTCACACCGAGCCTGCAGCTGCGGGAGCCGAGCACCCACTCCCAGGTGATCAGCGCGCGATGGTCGAAGAAGTGCCACCAGGCGCGGCCGTTGCGCAGAGGCGAGCCAACGCGACCTCCGCGCTTCTCGTTCAGGTTTTGCCAGTGGAAGTGGCTCATCGTCGTTGAACCTCAACGTTGCAGGCCGTCGCCATGGCCAGTGCGACTTCGTAGAAGAGATTCTCTCTCGACGTTGCGTTTTCGCTTGGCCCCGCTCCGCTCAAGATCCGCCGAACACTATCGACTGCCCTGACGTGCACCCAGGCTTGAGCTTCTTCCCACTTGGGTAGTGCGGGTTGGTGACTGTACGCCAGCGCGTGAGTTCGCTCTGCTTCATGCGCGGCTTGCGCGATGTACACGACCTTAGACTCAGCATGGGTTCGCGCCTCGGCGCGCCGCACTAGTTCATCTTTGACAGTGTTCATTCTTCCTCGGTTTCTCCGGCGTTTTCCTCCTCGCCGGTGTCGTCTTCTTCGTCTGCCCCGCCATCAGGGGTTGGCGGCCGCAGTGCATCCTCGTCGGTGATGTTCTTCTGCAGCTCTTTGGCGATTTTCTGCTTCACCGCGCTCGGCGCCTTACGCACGAGCGACGTCGCCACCTGCGTCGCGTAGTAGCGCTTGAGCGTGGGTGAAGGGAGGTACAGAGTGGCCACCTCCGTTGCCTCGGCGACCACCTGGGCGCGGTCGTCATCGTCGTACGAATCGAGCCCGGTAGCCTTCCATTGCACCCGTTCGCCGCGCGCTTCGCTGATAACGGTCTGCAGGGCACACGCAAAGCCGCGCACCAGGCCGCCAAGCAGGTCGAGCACCACCGACGTCGCGGACCGGTCCTCCTTTTTGCTTTCTCCGCTGCGCTGCAGCGCGCTCGCACTGTTCGCGATCGACAGCGCCATCGTGTGCACAGTCCCGAGCACCTCCTCGCGCACGGCGCTGACCTCTTCGCGGATCAGCTGGGCAGCGCGGCCGCTCGGTCCGACGAACTGCAGGTCATCCTCAGAACCGATCGCCACGAACCCCTTTCGGCGCGCCTCCTCTGTTGGGCGTTCTGCGCGCTTGGGATTCTGCTGCGTCTCCGACATGATGGCGCCGTGCACCGGCGGAATCTCCGGCCCGCGCTTGAGCACCGCAAACTCGATATTCGTTCGACCGAGTGAGCCAACCAAGTTGCTACGGTGCACGAAATGCTCGGTGCAGAGCGGCCCCGCCTGGTCTCCTGCCCAGAGCGCCTCCGGCAAGTTGAGTTCGCAGATCGGGATTTGTCGGAAAGACGTTTCGGTCTCATCCTTGATGAGTTCGACGGCCTCGTCCGCCGCGATCTCATCGTCACTTGTGACCCATTTCGTGCGGTACACAGCGTAGTGCGCGCGGTCGTTCAAGATGAACCAGCGCTTGAACTCGTAGGCGTGCTTGCCGTCGCGAGCGAGCAGAGGCCCGCTGCGCGTGATGCGACGCTTGAGAATGCACTCCTCGAAGTCGCCAAACCGAGCGCGCGGCGCGTCCGAGTCGCTCGCCGAACGCTTTTCCCAGTTGATGAGTTCGGCGACGTGGATGCGAAAAAGGTAGGCGCGCGCGAGACCGAGCTGGTCTTCCTGGATGCGGTTGACCGGCTGCAGGTCGCCCGCGAGAGGCATGTCCACCGCAATGAGAGCGCGCTTGTGCACCAGCGCGTCCGCGACGGCCTCCTGCACGAACGCGGTCAGCGGCGTGCCCTGCAGATCGCAGTTCGCGGAAAACTGCTCATAGAACTGGGGGTCTGGCTGTGTGGTGGCGGTCGACCCTCTCGCCTCCGCCGTCGTGAGTTCGAGCGGCGCCTCGAACAGGGAGCCCGTCAGGTGGCCCACCACTCGGGCGAGGAGGTTAACGTAGCCGGTGACCTTGCACCGCCAGTCGTACGCGCCCTGATCCTCGTTCGGGAACTTCGGCACGAACTCCCGAGCGCGTCGTTGAATCTCGTGCCCACCACGGTACAGCAGCCCGAGCTTGTCGATCAGATCGGCGTCGTAGTCCGGATGCTTCTGATTCAACTGCGCAAACGGAATCGAGCCGGCTGGTGCCTCAGCTTTGCGCGGCTCCTCGATGAGGTAGGCCTCAGCCAACGGGGCGCTCCAGCGTCGACTTCGAGGATTCCGAAGAGGAGTTGATGACCTTCGTTAGCTCCTCGTCCGGCTGGGGCTGCACAAGGAAGCCTAACGCCCCGCACATGAACGGGCCGATGATCGAAGGGCGGAGCACTCGTTGGGTCGACATGGATGGAAGAATAATGCCAATTGACACTATTTGCTACGCGAGGTTTGGCAACGTGCCGGAACTGCCGCCGCTGATGGGGGCGGAGCAGGCGTGGAGGGCGAGGGCTAGCGCCCAGGCGCTGTCAGCGTGGCCGTGGGCGGTCCGGGGCGCGTCGTAGCGCACGTTTCCGCTCTTGGTGATGATGCGCTTAATCTTGGTCAGATCATCCCGAAGCTCTTCGGCTCCACCTGGCGGGAGCGCGCGCTGTTTCAGCACGTCCGGACACGAGCCGTCCTGGAAAGGCAGGTAGATCGTCCTGTTCGTGACCGCGTTGTAGAGGGAAGTAGCGAGCACTTCCTTGCTACTCTCGCCAAAACGGACCGCCTCCACGCGCTGTTCGCCGTACTTGGCCTGAAATCGCTGGGCCTCGAATGTGCCCAAACCCGTCGCGTCAATGCAGAGCCGGTGCGGTCCGAAGATGTGCATCACCTCGGCCACCATCCGCTCAAGCGCTTTAAAGTCCGTGCGCTTACAGCTGCGCATCCAGCGCAGCCAGCGGACGCCGCGGACGTCCATGAACACCACCACGATGACGGTGCGGTCGTGCGTCTCGCCGATGTCGAGCCCGGCGTAGAAGCCGTAGCCCGTGCGCGGATCAATGTGCTGGATCTTCTTGTCCAGGCAAAGCATCACCGCGTCGCTGGGGATGTATTGCAGTTCGTTGTCCAGGAACTTGCAGCGAAATAGCTGGTCGAAGATGCGTGGGTCACCCTTCGCGAGCGCCCAGCACTCTTCGATGTCGACGGGGTAACCCTCGGCGATCGCGTCGTCGATCGTCACCTCGTGGTAGCCCCAACGCTTCATGCGCCGCGTCTTCACGCCCTCGATCAGGTCGTGGAATTCGTCTCCGACACCGTTGGGCGTCGAGATAACGCGCAAGCGAAAGTCGCCAAGCATCGTGACCGCCGCCGCGGCGTCCCAAACCTTCTTGCGGTCCTGGTGATACGCGTATTCGTCGATGACGACGTTGCCGGTGAAGCTGCGGCCGCCCGAGCTCGGGAGTGCGATGATTCGGCCACCGCTCGCAAAGTGGATTTCTTCGCTGTTCGACTTGACCGGTTTCGCGAGCTTCGAGCCGAGCTGAGCGAGCACTTTGGCGTGCAGCTCGGCTTTCTCCAGCACCTCGTTCGACTCTTTTTGCCCCTTCGAAATGACGGTCGTGAGTTCGCCGTGGAAGGCACCCCAGATCGTGCCGTTGCCTGACGTGGTGTGGCTCCAGCCGATCTGGCGAGATTTGGTGCAAGTTGCGCGGCGCGCGGGCTCGAGCAGCCAGCGCACCTGGAATGGGTAAAACGTGGTGAGCCAGGCGCGCATTGCCTGCCACTCGTGAGATGGGAGCGATCGCTGATAGGCCGCGGCCAGCCCCGGGAACTGCTCCGGCTGGCAGTTGATGTGCTCGTGCCGTTGCGCTGCGGCGCCGCCGTCAGCCATCCGTCGCCACGAGTTCGGCGTCCGGCTCCTGCTCCGTCGCTGGGTGTTCTCTGACCACGCCTTCCAGCTCTTCGGCTGCTGCCATCGCCCGCCGCGCTTGGTCACCGAACGCTGCACGCACCAGCGCGGCTGCCATCTCTGGAGTCGGCTCGGAGGCGAGGGGGGCGCCGTCCTTGCCCGTGTGCTCGAGCTTCGTCGCCGGGTCGAGCCCAGCGAAGTGCATGAGTGTTTTCACGGCTTCGCGCGCCTCTCGGAGTGCGTTGACCGTGCCGATCGCCTCGAGCTTCACGGCGATTCGAGCAAGGTTCTGCATGCCGTGTGCCCTGAACTCCGCCTTCTTTTCCTCGGGCCAGACTTCCGTGGAAAAGCGCCGGCTGCCCTCTGAGGTGAGCTCCCGCACCCGGGATACGCTCAGCGCCCAAGCGGTTGCCAGGTGCTGGTCGGTCAGGCCCGGAACGTACATGCCCTTGGCCATCAGCTCGATGATTAGGATGACCCGGAGCTCGGTCAGCTCTTTCTTCTTCCGCGATCGGTCCTTGGCCTTGGCGTCAGAGGGAAGGGGGGCCGGTTCCCGCAGCGCCGCGAGCCGGCGCTTCCACTTCGCCGAGTCGAGCCGGGTGTCGTCCTCGCCAGCACGGAGGGTCGCCGCTTTTGGCTTTGGGGGCTTTTTACCGGCCATGACGATCGTGCGCGCGCGCGTGGAACGCACAGGCGCACCTCCTACCTTGTCTCGAAATGATGCCATATGCCATTAATTCCAGCGATACGGTCCCGCGCCTGAACAGCGGGCCGTCCTCTGAACTGCCTGCCGGGGCAGTCCTGCTTGCCAGCCGAAGACAAATCCCCCTACGATAATCTTTCGTTTTCAGGTCGCGCCGTCGCCCTCGCCGTTGTTGTCGCCCTGAACGTTCGCCCCCGTTGACGCCGCTCGCCACAACCGCAACGCTGTCAACTGGCATGGTCACGGTTCCCAAACCCGAGGTTCTCGCCCTCCACATCGGCCGTCGCTTGCGCTGGTTCCGGGAGCAGGCCGGGATGAGCCAGAACGAACTCTGTGAGCGTGCTCGCGTTGCAACCGGGTCCGTCTCGCGCCTCGAATCCGGGGAGCGGGGCTCGGCCGTGTCGGTTGAACTCCTGTATCGCCTGGCTCTCGCGCTACAGCAGGATATCGGCCTGCTCATCACCGGTTTGCCCGCCGAGAAGCGCGCGCAGTCGGGCGGGGTTGATGCTCCGGAGTCGGCGGTGTGGGTGCCACCGGTACTGCCCGCTCCGCCAGTCGGGAGGCCACGAGCAGGCGCTCGGCTGCCGCATCCAGGAAGCCCGACGCTGCCCGAGCCCGCTCCGCGCGTGCGCGAAGGTCGATCGAAAGCCGCGCCAACTCCTCCGAAGAAGAAGCGATCTCCGAAGGGTGCGTGAGAGCGTCACGCGCTCCAACGCCAGCGACCTCGAGTTCTCGACCCGCGGCGTTAGCTTGTGTGGTCGCGTCTCGCACCAACGTCTCGAGGGTGTCAGCGTCCAGCAGTAACTTGGTTGTTTGTTCAGTGTGCATCAGCTAGCCTCTGTTCGACTCCCCAGTCTCTCGGAGGCCTCGCTGTTGCGGGGCTTTCGTTTTTTAGGGTGACGGCGACATCCCGTGCTGCAAACCGCGCTCGTACCAGTAGCGCGCGTGTTGGTCGACCTCCCCCTCGCAACCCGTGCACCGATAGCGCTTCCCGAGCGGCTTCTCGGGAGTGATGTCCACGAACGCGTGTCGCCCGCAGCCGTCGAGCCTTCGGTGGTTCTCTCGCACTTTTTGAAGCAGTGCGGCTGATTCCTCCTTGGTGAACAACGGCATCAACGCCTCGCTCTGGCCGCGTGCCTGCGTCGCGCAAACTCGAGCGCCGCGTCCTTCTGCTCAGCGAGCGTGTCGGTAAGAGCCTGGGCGTCGCGCTTTGCGGTGAGCGGGTTGCACCGGTACGCGGTGGCAGCTGGTACCTCCGTGACGGCGCGACGCTGTGTGGATTGTTGGTGGCTGGTTGATGCTGTGGATGCTCTCACTTGTTGCTCCAGTGCTGCTCGAAGTCGTCAAACGCCTGGTCGGCGCTCTCCTCGGGTGATTGCTCGCGGAAGCTCGTGGACGGACCGTCCCAGAGCCAATCGTGGTTTCCGGTCTCGCCTTCACGGTTCTTGAGCACCGCGCACGTTGCGAGTCCGTCCTTGGGCCGCCCTGCAACGGGGTGCGCGTCGTCGCGGTGGAGGCCGAGAATCTTGTCCGCGTCCTCTTCGATGCGGCCGCTGTCGCGGAAGTCCGTGAGCGTTGGAACGCTGGGCGGCTTGCCGTCTTTCGGGCGGTTCAGCTGCGACAACGCGATCACCGTCGTCCCGAACTCTTTGGCCATGAGCTTCATGGCTCGCGTGATTTCGCCCACGTCCTGCGCCTTGTTGCCCGAGCTCCGGCCGTCGATGCCCATGAGCTGCAGGTAGTCGACGGCGACGGCGCCCAACGGTAGGTTCGGGAACAGGCGACGCATCGTCTGCACGTGGCGACGGATTCGAGCGCGAAGCGACATCGGCGTGAGGTACGGGTCGTCGTCGATGAGGATCGGCAGCTTGCCGTAGGCCGCTGACGCGCTGCCGAGCTTGGACCAATCACCGGGGCGCCCGCAGCGCAGCGCCTGCACTGGCGTTTGCGAGCGGCGCGAGAGTGCCTTGAGGCCACGTGCTTCCGCGCTCACCTCGAGCGAGAAGTCGAGCACGATAGCTGGTCGCGACAGGTCTCCAGCGATGTTGTGCTCGATTTGGTCGAGCAGGCTGGTTTTGCCGACTCCCGGCCGAGCGCCGATGACCACGAGGTTTCCAGGCAAAAGACCGTTCAGCTGCCGGTCCACGTTCGGGAAACCCATCAGCAGCCCGAGTGCAGGTCGGCCTGTAGATTTCGCGCTTTCCACGAGTTGATAGGCGATGCTGGCTAGCTCCGCCGCAGTGAAGGCTGTCACTCGCTTGTTGGCACGGTCACCGCACGTCGCGAGCACGCGCCGTTCGCACGCGTCGAGCCAGTCATCAATCGCGCCGAGTTCGCCGGTGCGCGCCTCGGCGGCGAGCAGCGTGAACAGCGTCTCCGCGCGCCGCACGCGCGCCAAGGACCGGATGATCCCAGCGTGTTCGGCGAGATTCGCGGCGAACGGCGTGTCGTTGACTAGCTGGGCAAGGTAAGGGGTTCCCCCGACCCGTTCGAGCCGCTGCGAGGCGCGTAGCGCCTGGGCGACGGTAACCATGTCTGGCGTGCCGCCGTCGCCCACGATGTCCAGAATCACTTGAAAGATGCTCTGGTTCGCGTCTGCGTAAAAGTCGCGTGCCTCGAGCAGTTCCACGCACTCGAGCGCGGCGTCCGGCTCGAGCATGCACCGACTCAGGACCGCGGCCTCGGCGTCGAGGTCGTGGCGCTGGGGGACGGGAGCGCGTCCGCCATCAGCCATTCGCCACCGCCTCGCCTGTGTCCGGGCTGATGCCGCGTGCGGTGCACCAAACGGCGTACTCTCGGGGCCGCTCCACGGGGTTCGGCGGGACCTCGGATGCAGGCACGTCCGGCGGCAGCGGCGGGGGCTTCCACGCGGGGGCTTTGGCGGGAGCAGTGGGCTCCGATGGCTTCTGCGGGCGCGTGTTCGGGTTGTTCCAACGGCCTGAAATCGCCCTAAGCAGGTACCTGCGCCAGCTTTCGAGCGGCATGCGCTTGCTGTCGCCGAGCCACCCAGCGCGGAGCTCCGCTGTCAGCCGGTCAACTTCTCCCGGCTTAATTCCTAGATTTTGTTCGAGCTGACCGATTTGCCCGGGGAGCAGCACGAGGTCAGGTGGGCAGGGGATCTTAGATTCTGAATCCACAACCACCGCCACCGGCATCACGGCCGACTGAGGCTCCGACTTGGCAGGTCTTTGGGTGGTGGGTTCAGGTTGGTTAGGATTGGGAATGGGTATGGGATTGGGAGGCATCGACTTGCCATCACCATCGCCATTGGCACCGCACCCGGTTGCTATCCGTTTGCCATCACCTTTGCCATCCGTTTGCCATCGCGCAGCAGCGCCTTTGCGACCAGCTTCGGACCTGGTTGCCGACAGGGACCCCGGCTCCTGCACGACGGCACCGTATTGACGCCAGTCGTGGATTTGCCACCCGCCGTCGCATTCCACCCAAAGGCCCTGTTCGTAGAGGCCGCCAGCGTTAGCGGCAACGAGCTCTGCGGCGAGCTTCCGCGCTTTCGATGCAGGCCAGCGATTTTGGCCAATCGTGACGAGTAGTGCTGCCGGGATTCTCCCTTCGTGGCGCAGGTTCTGGGGCTTTCTCGACCAACACGACGCGATCAGCCACAGCCGCAGCGCGGCGTCCGAGAGTGGCGCGACTTTGGCGTGCTCCGCAAACTCGTCTCCAATTCGTACCCAGCTCAACTTCCAACCTCCGATCCCGCCCTGAGTTCTTCCTGCAACGCCCCGATCCCCCGACTCACGACAGCCAACTCCACGCCCCGACGCGCCTGCTCAACCGTCTCCCCGTTGCGCGCAGCGATGCGGACCACCAGCTGATCGAGAAGGTCCGCCAGGATCGGATTGAGCCGAACCGCTCGCTCTTCGGCGGACGGAGCAACCTCGACCAGCGCAAGCTTCGCGGCCATCAGCTGATCCTCCGGCGCATCTGCGCGCGAACAGCACGCTGGGTCAGGTAGCCAACCACGAGTGCGTCAGCCGCATGGTTCGGTAACTTCTCGGGCACCCCGACGGTGAGGCGCCGCAGAACGGCCTCCATCTGCGCCTTGGTCGCGTCAGCGCTCAGTCCCATCACTTGGCGCATCACGCGCGGCTCGGCTTCGTACAGCGGTATTCCGAGCTCGAGCGCCAGCGTGCGAAGCATGCCGACAACCTCGCGAACCATCGCGCTGTTGCTGTTGGCGAGCTTCACCTTCGACTTCGCGGCAAAGACGCCGGCTTGAGCCTCGATGCCGATCGCGCAGCACTGATTGGCGACGAGCAAACCCCTCGCGGCCTGCCACAGGGTCGCAATGCGGTCCTGTGTTTCGTGGACCGGATCGGTTTCGATGTTCGTCGCGAGAACCACACGCGGGCGCTCTTCAGCGGTCAGCACGCCGGCGCCGAGATTGGCGAAGCCGGGATCGAAACCAGCAATGAGGTTGATCACAGCGCACCCCGTTTCGCGTTCGAGTCATCGCCCACATCCGCGCCACAGCTCGCACTGTCCCGTTTGGCCTCGCGCTGCGATTCGCCACGCTTCAGAACACTAAGAATCGCGAGTGCTAGCGCCGAGTCAGGTCTCATCGGCACGCCTGCGTGCGAGCCCTTAAGCGGCGTGATCGCGTCGGTGATTAGGCCGCACGGACACGCGCGGAAGCCGGCCGGAACGTTGGGGCGCGGCGAGAAGTCCAGGGCCAGCTGCTCAGGCACGAGCACCGCCAAACAGCGACGGCTGCGCGAGGATCGGCGCCAACCGCTCGCTCGCGTACCGAATCGCGACCGGACTTTGGTCGATAGAGACGCATCGGCGACCGCGGCGCGCGCAGACGGCTGGCACGGTTCCCGAGCCGCAGAACGGATCTAGAACGGCGTCGCCCTCGTTCGTCAAAGCGTCGACAATGCGAGCGATCAGAGCTTCGGGCTTTTGCGTGGGGTAGCCAGTGCGCTCGTCGCCGCTTGGAGCAACGATCGAGATTTCCCAGACGTCGCTCAGGGGACTGCCAGGAGACTTTTCACCGGTGAAGCTCGTTCGCTTGTTCCCAGCAGCGCTAACTTTGCGCATCTGCTTGCCGTCGCTCCGGTCGAGAGTTGACGCGGAGAGCGGCTCGTACAGCTGGTTGAAAGTCGGCTCAGCACGCCCAGTGACGTACCGGAGCAGCACGTCGTGCATCGCTTGGAAGTTGCGACACTGCGCCGGCCATCGCCGGTAGCGCCAGACTATTTCGCTCGCGAAGTTCTTGTGGCCGAACTTTGAGTCGCACCAGACCTTCACGTAGTGGCTCACTGTGGGGTCGACGTGAATGACGATGCATCCAGAATCAGCGAGAAGATTGAACGCGAGTTCAGCGCGCTGCATAAGCGCAGCCAGGTACTCGTCGACAGA